GCAAGATGCCCACCTATGTAGCATAACGCTGCCAAAGGTAAGCAAATTGCAAAGAAGTACAATATTTTTATTACTTTAATGATACGGCTACACTTGTTGTGCTACTCTTGGCAGGTGGGTAAACTCTGGTAACCTCGCCAGTAACTCCGTTAATAATATCAAGTCCTTGATGCGGAACTTTTTTAAGGAAATCTTCCATATCCTTTTTGGCTTTAGCTGCGCTATTGTACTCGGTCATAATCTCATCGTAAGCAGGACTTTCGCATTTGGTGTAATCGTATTTAACCCCTACTTCTCTAATGTTAAACTTAGCACTCATATACTCAAAGTCCTTGCCATTAAGAACGGCTGCTTGTAATACGGCATCTTTATAGTCCTTATTTGCCTTTAGGGTTTCAAGCATATCCTCTAATGCTTTAACTTGAAGATGTGTTTTTAACGGGTCAAGTTCCCCTGCGTTTAATCGTTCAATTAATTGGTGGGTAAACTCTATGCGTTGTTCTTTTGTTGTTTCAAAGATTTGTTGTAATTCCATTTTATATTGTTTGTTTGTATTTTTTACTTCTATAATATTTTTTAGCTTCATTGATTATTTGTATTAACGCATCTAATTTATTAACATCTAATTGTATGTAAGATAAATCTTCTGTGTTAAGTTCTATATAATCTTCGTAAACAATACACTGAATAGGGTCTAATTCTAAATCAACTACCTGTGTATGTACTACGCCATCTTCAATAGTAAGTATATATTGGTTAGGATATAAAACATCTTCTATGTCTATTTCTTTTTTCATATTGTTTCAGGTTTGTAATTCTCAATGTCAAAAAAGCCAATTTCTGACTTATGTTCTGGTTTCCTTAATCTACGTTTAGAAGGTTCGTAACCCTTCTCGTTGCAGTAGGTAAGTATCTCAAGGTAGGTAGCATCAATGTTATTCATCATTATGCTAATAGGCTCACTTGCGTAGTATTTGTCTATGTAATCTTTTGTGCTTTGGGTCATAGTGTTTAATTGTGTAGTCAAATAATGCTGCCATTACAAAACCTGTTGCAATTAGCAGAAGGCAAATAGCATAAATCATTTTGAGTAGATGTCTTGTAATTGTCCAATAAGGTAACAAGCTACTAAAAATACGGCTAAAAGTTGTGCGGTTTCTTTTTTCATTTGGTTTGTGTTTAGTTAATTAAATTGTGCGTTGAATAGCCGCACCCCTATTTTGTTTTAATTAAGTTTAGATAACTTTTCTTTAATTTGTTTGTAATCTAACTTTGCTAATGGTTCTGCTTCTTGTTGTGTAAGGTTATACTTATTCATTAAGAATAAGAGCCTTTCAAGAAATGGGTTGCCGTTCCAATTTAGTTTTGTGATTTCCATTTGTTTTGTGTTTAGTTAATAAATAAAGAACTATTATAAAACGAATATACAACTTATTCACATATCAACAAAGAGAATTGTGATGAGCGGTAAAATAAAATGATGAGCGGTAAATGTAAAAATTTATTTGCAACATTGTTGCAATTATAAAAAGGCGTATCTGCCCGTGCCACGTTTAAGGCTAAAGTTCTGCCAAGCCAAAGCCAAAGCCATTACGGCATCATCGTGGAAGCCTGAAGGTGCGGAGTACTTAACCCCCGTTGCCGTATACATATATTCAAATACTTCTAACTCTTGGCTGATTATTCCTTCAGGATATCCTATTTTACGTTGATGTATTGCAGCCTGTAAGCCTTCCATTAGCTGCTGCTTACTTGAACTTGTAAACTTTAAGCCTTGTATCATTACCCCTTCACGTTGTAAGTCCTCAAGGATAGGGTCGCCAACCCCCGTACTATCGACAAGGATAGGGCATTTAGGCAGCCTAAGGATAGTTTGCTTAGTATTGTGCCAATCCATTTGAAAGCGGTCAAAATAAGCCACGTTTCCATCTTCGTCTAAGCCTACTATTACAGTCCAATCCACCGACTTAGCAAGGTCAATCCCATAAGCTACAATCGGCATTGTTGTTACTGGGTGTATACAATTACGAATGTATTGGCTACCAAATGGGTTTGCTGCGTTCTCCGCAGGGTTTGCCATATACTCCTGCTCAAACACAACCTCTGGCAGTTGCTTCCTTGCATCGTCTATTTCGTTGGGGTCAATGTAAGGGTTATCGTATGTAGTAAATTTAAAGCTTTGCCAATCGGGTTCGGCTTTGCTAAACAAACTAAAGAAGTAGTTTTTACCTTTAGGAGTGCTTAAGAATATAGCCTTACCCTTGTAGTCCGTTAATGTAGGTCTTATTGAGTTGAGCCACCCATCTTCAAGGTTAGGTATAAAGGAAGCCTCATCTATTACGGCTAAGTGAAATTTTAAACCTCTAAGATTGTCTAACCTTTCGCCTGTAAAGAAACGTATGCTCCCACCCGTTATGAATGTAATAACAAGGTCGCTTTCGTTTTTAGAGTATATCTCTAATGGCAATAGGTCTACTATCTCTTTAAAAAATATCTTTCCTAATTGGTAAGTAGGGGTAATGTAAGCTACACGCTTTTTGTTTACTGCCGTGTCAATGCTTATTGTTTGGCTAATCAAGGACTTACCAAACCTTCTACCTGCCATCATTACAATAAACCTTTTGTCGCAGTCAAGTACTTGCTTCTGCGCTGGGTGTGGGTTATGTAACTTCAAGCCTACTGTCTGCATTATCTATCGTAAGTTATTTTAATCTCACTTACTTCGTGTTTGTTCTCGGACTTCTCTACCAAGCTATTTAATCTTTGAGTTATGCTTGGATTGTAAACCCCTGCCATACCGCCTTCGATTTGGTCTTGCCTAATTGTTTTCCTAATACGCGAACAGATGCTACGAAATTCCTCGTAAGCATTATCTGTGTTAGCAAAATATCTATCTATATTGCTCACAATACCTTGATTGTAACAATAGTTTTCAAAGCCTTCAATGGTTAAAGGTCGCTCTCTTAATCTGTAAACTTCGTCTCCGTCTTTGCCTACGAAATCGTGTACTCTAATAGGATTGCTTTTACAATATTCGCAATACTCGATAAAGTATTGTAGCATTAACTCAGGCGTTTCTATTGCTTTATGTCTACCCATCTATCTTGTTTTTATAGTGTATACATATCCTTTCCATAACGGATAGGTAATATGTATTAAAATCTTTGTAGCCTTCGTTGTCTTGTTCGTATGTCTTGTATAAGATGCCCCTTAATCTTTGGCTCGGTGTCTTAAAGGTGTCTGGGTCTGCCTTTAGGTTTTCTATTATGTCTTGCTCTTCTTTACTAAACGGCTCTTCTTTAATTGCTAAGTAGCAGAACTGTTGGTTAAGTTGAAATATATCCGCAGCATCTTTAGGACTTAGTTCTTGGGTTGCTAAAGTTAGTTTGATTGTTTTGTCTTTGCGTGAGGCTATGCTCTCTACTTGGCTTGATAATAATATCATAGTATTCCATTAATTATGTCGTTTGCTTCGTCTATTGCATCTTCTTGGTCTAAGTATGTGTCTACGTCTGCTATATGCTTGTTAATTAGGGTTTCTGCCATTGCATAGGTGTAGTGTCCTATTGTGGTCATATCGTCTCCGTTTTTACCCGTCTTACATACCGCAAGGAAGTAAGCCTTGTGGGTTAGGAGAAGCCATATAGCGTTTAGCTTTCTCATCTGCCTTGACCTTTGTAATCTTTAGGTCTTGGGTTATGCTTATTAAAGGACTTCTTTGCAGAGCCTCTTTTGCGTTTGCCAAAGCTAACTTTGTTATTGTTCTCTTTAATCTTTGCCATAATTCTTTGCGTGTATGTCTTTTAAAAACTCTTTATATTGTTTTTTGTCTCCGTATTCTATGTGGCATTTCCTACACAATCCCATTAGGTTTTCAATCGTGTCTTTGTCTTTGCTGCCACCCATTCCCCTCGCCTCAATATGATGTATGTCTACCGCTTGTGAGCCACACACTTCGCAAGGAATAAAGTCCGTTTTTTTATACCCCATTCCCTGCAAATATATTTGTGTGTGTTTCTGCATACTTTCCCCATTAAATTTTCCGTTGATTAATAATTAAAAAATTTAAGTATGCAAATTATTTTCCGTCTATTTCTTTTAGTTTATTAATTGCCCATTCAACTCCACTTGTACCGCCCCAAGCATCCCACATCAAACCGCCACAACCTTCACTATAAGGAACGTCTTTATGTTGCTGATGTCTTTTAAAGGAAGCCATACGGGCAATCGTATCTCTACTAATCGGCTCACGATTTGCTAATTGATTTGCTCTTGCTTTTCCTGTTGCTTCTCCGCAAGAACCCCAACCATTTTTATCTGCCCATTCTAAAGCACGTTTTGCGTTGTTAGTTGCACTTTCAGGGTAATCGGTATAGCTATCTGCGAACTTGCCACCTGCAAGGATAGCTTTCCAAACTTGGTTAGCCTTCTCTTCGGTATCGTAAACACAAGACCCGTTTCCAATCCGATATTTGCCATTATAGGCGCATTTATATATTGGCATTTCTTATGTGATTATATATTTTTGTGATGTGGTTAATAAATTCTTTATAGTCCATATCCATTTTTGCTACATTACAAGTTTTGCAACAAGTAACTACATTCCCTTGAATATATCCTTTTGAACTATCTATTCTGTCAATACCATTATAGATAAAGTTATACTTAAAATTAGGTTGATTATAGAGCATATTATTGCTATGTTCTGTGCCACAATAATGGCATTTATCTTTAACTAATTTAAGTATCTCTTCTCCTGACAATGTGCAAGTTAAGCCTCTTTTTAAGTATCTCTTATTTAACCTGCTTTTTAATACATTTGCACAAGTAAGTTCTAAATTTTTATTACTAAACTCGTTTGTAAAATTTTGTGTTAGTTTACACTTTTTACATAAAGCACCTCTCCTTCTTATTTCCTCTGCTCTTTGTGTACACTCTATGCCACATTTATCACAAGCATAAGTACCAACAGACCTTAATCTGCCTGACTTGTCTACCTTTGTGTGATAAAATATTTTTGCTAATATTACTGGCATAGTTTACTATAAATATACTTTCGGTCTAAATTTATCTCGTCAAAGTTATACTTGTTTTGGCAAAACTCAAATAACTTTTGTCCGCTTTCCTTACGCATATCCGCATCGCTTACTAAATCTCGTATATGTTTGTACCAATCCTTTTGGCTTTTAACGTAATGCACGGGCATATCTAAGTAAGGATTGACGTGGCTAACTATGGCAGGGTTCTTTTTAGAAGCCGTTTCTAATACCTTTAGATTTGACTTCATAGCGTTAAACTTGTTATCTACGAGTGGGATAACTGAAATGTCTGAGTCCGTATAAGCACCCATATATTCCGTAACTTTTGCATAGTTATAGATTGTAGGGTTAAGCTTTAGTCCGCAAGTAAAGGCATCAATCATTTTATCCCATATCGGTTTCTCGCCGTCATTGTAACCTGCTATTACAGTTCTTATATTCATACCTTGTAACCTTTTAAATGGCTGCCTTAGTATTTCTAAGTCCCTTTCGTGCGTTCCGCTACCTGACCAAAACAACCTGACCTTGTAATCTTCGGTCTTGTTATCCTGGAACTGCTCTTGCCCATAAGGTAAAGCGTTTGGTAATATGTGAACGTTCTTATTGTATATGTTTATCTCACTTGCTAACCTTTCGTGAGTGCAGGTACATAGGTCTGCTATCTGTAAGTAATCTGTAATTAATTTAGGTATGTTATTATACTTGTATCTCCAATATAACAAATGGCTTTCGCTAAGTTCCCAGTAATCGTCATTATCGACTACTAATTTAAAGCCGTACTTAGTGCGCCAAGTGTCCATTTTCTTTGCATCAATCTCGTTAAGCATTCTATTCATTAACACAATATCCCAACCTTGTTCAAGTAGTTCGTCATTCAATACATCGGTAATAAGTGCGTACTCTTTTTCCATATAAACAATAGGCATCATAATTCGGTGCAGTCCTACACCCGAATTGGCTGAAGTTATACAAAGTATTTTCATAAGTTTATATAATATGTTTTATTCCCATTTGTATAAGCAGATACATTGTTGCTATGCAAACTCCAGGTCTTTTGTACTAATTCATTTTTATTGTAACCATAAGCATCAATGCTATTTTGCTCAATATGATTTGCAGTATATTCTTTAATAAATTTCGTATGCAAACCTGCTGCCCTGCATCTCGTACAATAATCTAAATCTATTGCTCCGTATGGGTCAAGTTCTTGATTGAATGCACCAACTCTTTTTATAGTTTCTTTTGTTATAGTAAAGTTGCCAATTAAATCAGCCGTGTCATTACCTGTACTATGTAAAGGAATAGAACAAATACCAATAGTTTTGTCTTGTAAAAAGTCATTTCTTATTTGCAACCAATTATCAGGTTCTAATATATCGTTACCCATAATAGTTACATAATCTATATTATCAAAGTTTAAATTCCTTAATCCTTTATTAGTTGCAAATGCTATACCTTCTTCATTAATGATAGTTACTATATCAATATGCTTACCTGCATTTTTGATATTCTCAAACAATGTATTGATGTTCCTATCTTTATAGTTTAAGTATACTATTGCATTCATTATCTTATGTTTGAGCCGATTTCTCGTGCAGGAACTCCTGCGTATTTAGTATTTGGCTTTGCATCTCCTTTTACAAATGCACTTGCTCCTATCATACAATTTTCTCCTACGTTTGCAAATTGATGTAGAACTGCGTTAAGTCCTATGTTAGCACCTTTATCTATAATTGAATGCCCACCTATTTTTGCTCCGCAACTTAAAGTAACATTATCTAAGATTGTGCAATCGTGTCCAATGTGTGCGTGTTTCATAATGAAACAATTATTACCAATAAAGGTATCAATCTCCGTTCCTGCATCTATTGTTACAAGTCCTGTAATAACATTGTTATCTCCAATGTAAACTTTGCCTTTTTCTTTTTGCCAAAACTTTTTATGCTCGGCTTTGTCGCCAATTATACAATAAGCACCAATGTAGTTTCCGTCTCCAATAATTACGTTATCGCCAATGATAGCGGTAGGGTGGATAAAGTTAGCCATTCTTTTTTTTATTTTTAGGTTTAGGTTGCTCTTCGTACCAAGTGTATAAGCGTTTAATCATATCGAAGATACAATTACCGCACCATACTGTTAAGATAAAATCTGCACTCATATACTTTCGATAAATATGCTCGTACATTTTTAAGATGTCTAAGTCAATGTTACGCACATAACCATTTTGTACTGTATGCCAATTACCAACGTGTTCGTCTAAAAAGTTGCGGTGTTCTATTTCCATAAGTTCCACATTAATTTTGAAAGTAAAGGTGCTAACACTCCTGGTATAAATACAAACGAAATTATGTCGGTACATATTGTAGGCAGTAAATATAAAGCCAAACCGCTCCAAGCTGCTAAACAACTCGTGCAACTAAAAGGCTTAAAATCTAATTTCCACTTCCTATGGAATTGGTGTATCTCTACAAAAAATATTGCAAAGCATATCGCTGCTATAATTATCATTTGCGTAGTTGTTTTTTAAGTTCTCGTTTAGTTAATTTTAGTTCCCTATGAATTGACATATAAGGTATTCCTGTAACCCTGCTTAATTCTTTAGCGTTGCAGTTGTGCTTTATAGCGTACACTCTTAAAAGTTCTGCTTTATACCAGTGCATCTTTGATAACTCATCTTCTACTTTGTTAAGTAAATCTTCGTCTCTATCGTGTACTATTAATTCTACTTCTAAAGGTTTGCGGTATGTTCTATAAAATTGACTTGTATTACTTTGCATCATATTTACCATTGTCCTAACCAAATAGAACTTTAACACGTTACGGCTTCGCATATCAATTAACCGCTCCTCATCCATTTCGCATAGCACCTTAAATAGTTCGCTTCTTAAATCTTCTCGTAAATCTTCAGGCTGCATTTTGTCTATTGCTTCCTTAAGTTCTCGGCTTTCCCAAAGTTCTAATATGATGCTATTCTTGTTCATATTCCTTTAAGGTTAATTTGCCGTTGTCTTCGGTTGCTATGTAACAAAAACAATTTGCCGTTTTTGCCAAGTTTAAGAATGCTATTTGATAGCTGCTAAGTTTATCTCCAATGGCTTTTGTTTCGCAATAAACCGCTACTCCTGTTTGGGTGTGAAAACCTACAACATCTGGAACTCCTTTTAAACCTATAAAAGTGCGACCTCTAACCGCAAGGTTATTATTGCGCCATACAAAGCACCCGTTTTTATTTAGAGTTTTGATTGCTTCTTTGGTTAATTCGTTTGCGGTCATATTACAAAACTATATTAAGAAAACGAAACTTTGCCATTTTTAATTTGCAAATCAAAAAATAAAGCTACGGCAACTGCTCTTGCTTGGTTCTTTAGCCAACTATCAGTCCATTCGTCTCGGTACTGCTTTGCACTTATGATGTCCATTTTATTAGCCTTATAGGTAATAATCTCCATTAGTTTCTTTTTAGCAACTGCGCCATCTTCTTTTGTCCATACCTTGATGCCTGTACTATTAAGCTTTGTAAATACACTTAATGGGTTAAACAACCTATCAAAAGTTCTATTTTCTAAAAGCTTATATTCTTGGTAACTGTAATCAATTATCTCTAAATCGGTTAAGTGTGGTATTGCTTCTACTCGTTCTTGTGGCATCATTTTTCTTACTTCATTTGCTTTTTTCTTGTACCTATCCATTACTTGGCTAAAATATGCAGGACTAAAATTCTGGTAATGGTCAATAAAGTCATTGGCTACCATTTGCTTAAACGCTACTTTGACTTCGTTTATTGTAAAGCCTCCGTATTCGGTTCTTATCCAATCTTCTAAGATTGCTAACTTAACATCTCCAGGATTGTTAATACCCACAAGCTGCATCAAGTAAACAAGGTTTTGTTTAAATATGGTAGAGTTCAGATTGCGAACTCTCTCCCCCGAAAAGCTTTGCATAATCTCCTTCTCCATAGGAAGTAGAGTGGATAAAGTTGTAGTTTTTAAGGTTTTCAAGTTCGTGTTTGTCAAGCTTTCGTTGATTATCTGAAGTTCTTTTTGCATCTTCTTTTAGGTTAAATAGACCTTTCCAACCATTTGCCATTGACTGATTAAGTATTTTTATAGCAATGTCTTCTTGTCCGTTTGATAATTTTGTTAATTCTTGTAAGGTAGCAAGTTCACTTTGAGTTGTCCTGTATGTAAACTTAAATTGTTTTTTCTTGTAATCCTTCCAATCAAACCACATTTTTTCAAATTCCTTAGAAACAAAAGGAAGCTCTATTATTTCTTTTATTTCCTTTATTTCTTTTCCTTTCCTTTCCTTTATAGCATTGCGGTCGCTATGCGGTGGCATTGCGGTCGCATCATTTACATTAGAAACCCAACGTTTACGGGCGTTTTGACTTGCCTTCTTGCTCTTGCTATCCCTTTCGTCTATGCGTTTTTGTACCGACATACTACCAAAGTTTTCGCCTTCAAATACAAATAAACCAAAGTCGTGTAATACGCTATGCACAACTTCGCTATGCACTCGCAGGTCATAAGCTATGCCATCGCAATCCGTTCGCAATGCGTTTGCATTATTGTAAAGGTCTTCAATGATTGCCCAGAATACACCATACCCAAGCATTCCGTGTTTTCTAATAAGGAATTTAATCTTCTCGTCATTACGGCAATTATAGTCGTGCGAAAAGTAAAAAGTATCTTTAGACATATTCTCCAAATTTTTGTAGTTCATCAAAAGTAACATCTTGTATTTTAACATACTTATGCATAAGCTCACTAATTTGTGGTCTTAATTCTTTGTAAGTTAATCCTTTGTAAATATGAAATTTAATAATTCTGTTTACAAAATACTTAGAGTACTCTTCTTCTTCGTGGCACTCTAAACATAATGTAGTTAAAAATTCATTTTCATAATCCCAAGGGTCATTTTTGTAGATATAAACCTTGTGATGTACGTGCAGTTGCTTTTCTGTTGAACCGCACATTGTACAGGTAAACTTGTCTCTTTGTAAAATTTCAAGACGTTTCTTTTGCCATTCAGGACTTTTTAGTTTTTCTCCGTATGTCATAAAAAAAATAAACCCCGATAGCTGCGAACTACCAGGGTTATTATATTTAACCACTAAACACATAGGCGGTTCGCAGTTCGTCTATGTGTCTTATTATGTTGCGAATATACACTAAATTTCTTTAAGTTCTAATTTTAAGCAAAGTTTTTTTAGCTTAGTTTTAAACCAGTCCTCAGTTTCTATTAAGTTATTCGCTTGTTTTATGTTATGGATAGCAGTCGTATGGTCGCTTGTTCCTGTGTATTGGCTTATCTCCTTAAGGCTTAACTTGGTGTACCTTCTAAGTAAATATGCCGCAGCCTTGCGCCCAAACGTTGTTTTTAAACTCCTATCCTTAATTAATACATCGCACTCAAACTCTTCGTCTACCAATTTGACAATAGTCCTTGCGCCAATGTCTAACCCTAAAGGCTCGTTATCTTCTATGCCTAACAATCCAAGTTGCTGCATCATTTCGTGAAGCTGCAAATGGGTGTTGCGTTGTGCAAAGTATAACTCCTTTAATTGTCTTATTGATATATCCTTCTTTCTATTTAGCATAATTAAAACGGCAATCCTTCCGTATCTTCTTTAGGTTTAAAATCGTTTACATAAATCTTGTAATCGGGTTGCTTCTCGTCGGTCTTGTAAGAATTAACCCACATCGAGTATTTTACATCATTAATTGTAAAGTTAATTACTTCTCCTTTAGCGGTGGTGTTTTTCCAAGCACCTGTACTCCATTTTTTTTGTTCCATTTTTTTGTTTTTATAGTTTATTAATTTCTTCTATTACCTCTGTTAAAAAAGGGTCTTCCATAAATTTACCATAAGCGTCAGAGCAAGAATAAGCATAAGAAGATTTTATTGTTTTTTCTACTGCTGCTATTGCTAATTGTTTTGCTTCGCTTAAACAATCCGTTTTAAGTATGTACTTATCTACTAACTCTATCGCCATATCTTTTGGTGTCATTACTTTTTAATTGAATATTTAGCTACTAATTTACTTTGTTTTTTCGTACCAACGTTAATTAATTCGGTTCGTACTTTGTAGCCTTTGCGTTTTAATTCAAATACTACGGCTGCTAATCTTAGGCTATTGTACTTCGTTAAAGCCTGAATTGGTGTCAATGTTTTGCCCGAAAGCAAGTGGTTCAAGATTTGTTGTTTCTGTGTCATTGTTATTGATTTGGGTTAAAAATACTGGTTTGTCTAAAAGGTTTTGATATTTTTCTATAAATAATAATAGGTCTGCGTATGCCTCTTCGTTATACCAAGCGTAGTGATATACTTCTGCAAGTAGCATCTGCCTTTCAAATGGTAGCAATTCTCTCATTAGTTTAGTTTTTGTTATATAATTTAGAAGCAATATAATCAAAATCAATTCTGTACTCTCCTTTTTCCCACATTTTATTTCTTACTTCTTCACTTATTAAAGAAGAGTATTCAGCATCTTTACCATCTACTTTAATATTGGGTCTAAAGTTACCATCTCCATCTGCATAAAAAGATGTCCATCTACTTGAACCAATCTTACCTAAAGAAACCCAAGTTCTAAACATATCCTCTAATGCTATTGCTTGAGCTTCGGTAATATTTTCAATTTTTACATTAATCGTTTTCATTAGCTTTTCTTAATTGTTTCTTTAATCTTGTTAAACTCGTCTAAGGTCTTGATAGCTTTGATTTTCTCAATAGCTTTATACTTTTGTTCTTGAGTAAACTTTGTTTTATCAAGTGCTTCAATTAAGAAAGCCTTTTGTCCTTCGCTTACCTCGTCTTTATGCTCATTAGTAGCATCTGCATCTTTAGTGTCATCTATTGCAAACAATCCATTAAGTGCGTACTTCCTGGCATAACTACTTGCTGCTCCGGTAATCTGCGAAGCGTCCATTCCTTTTTTGTTCTCCTCTTCACGAGCAAGACCCGTGCAAGTAATGTTATCTTCTCCGTTACTTAAACAAGCAGTAGCTTTTACATAAACTCTACCGCCTACTTCTATTACCTCATCGCTTAACATTAAAGCGTAGCCGTACTTATGGCAGATAGGTTTTGCAGCTTCGATAATATCTTCCGCACTTCTGTACTTGTATTTAGCAAAAGCATTAAATTGGTTTTTAGGTGCTTTTAATTCCT